AATAAATGCAGAGGATGTAATATTAAAAGCACCTAAGTTTACATTGCCAATTGCACCAACGTATGGAACAAATTGATCCCCAACTATATCAATTATAGAACCTATTGAAAAGTTCTTGGTGATGTTTAAATCTTCTACATCAGTTCCAATTAGAATATCACTGATAGTAGGATCTGATAGTATTGGGTATGAACTTATCTTTGCCATTATTCGAATTTTATTTTAAGTCATCGATATCGGACTTAATCTCTTTGGCTCTGCTCAGCAAACGCTTAAGCATATTCCATATATCGATGTTATAAGCTTCCTCTATGTTTTCCTTAACTGATACTAGCTCTATAAATATAAGAACTATAGCGCACATTTTGGTAAACATAAACTCAATACCCCACCATAAAATTACAAACTCATTCAATAAATACTTGTCCATAAGGAAAAGTAAAAGAACTGTAACCTCATATAGAAACATCTTACTAATGATAGTAGATAACTTTCTACTTCTAATACTTTTCAAACCGTGAAGTTTAATTGACTTGAATATTCCTGTAAAGGTATCAAGAGTAATAGCCATAGCAACGGCAACAAGAAGTCCATGTATTGGAACAAAAAATAAAAGTATAGAGGCGAAAAGATATTGTAGATATTTCATCTTCCCTGTCCTTTATAAGATTTCTTATAAAGTTTGCTCCCCTTATTGCTGCTGGTAGAATTCTTAGCAGCTAAGCCTTTCTTCTTGTGCTTCTTCTTGTAGATGCTACTTACTATTACCTTTGCCATGTTAGATGCTGATAATAATTCCGATTACCATAGTGCTACAATGTTTAATGCTGTTGTAGTAGATGCAAAAACTCTAACTACTTGTACAGGAATAAAGGTTCCATTTGGTACATTCTGAAATGTAATGTCATCTCCTCCTGCTGTTAGCACTCGAAGAATTCCTCCAGTACCAACGTATAGTACACAGCCATTATTTCCTGATCCATTTTCAGTAGATACACTTGGAATGTCAACAGTATCACTCTTAGTTACTTCTGCTGCTCTTGATGCTTGTAATTTTTGATATGCCATGATCTTATTAATTAATCTTCGTTATATGGAAATGATTTGTTTAGTGCATCACGTCTTTTTGCACAACCACAATCTTTACCTGCTGCTTTAGCTACAGTCTCAACTACCTTTTTAATTCCAGTAGCTGTAGTTACTTTCTCAATAGTATCTCCTAGTCCTTTACTTTTCATATTCTTTATAAGAAAGAATGGCACCAACCAATTAAGACTGATGCCGTTCTTACTGTTTTTAGATGAATAATTTATTCAACCTCTTCAGCAGATTGTTCAGCCTCAATGCTTTCAACCCATCCTGCTAAGAACTTAAAGTTCTCAATACCTTCACTTGAGAAAGTAAACTGATAAAACTCAAAAGTCTCATCAAGTAATGCTTTCATATCTCTAGACATACCCTTAATACCTTCTTTGGTAAAGTTGTAGTCACCATTCTCTTTCAAATTCAAAATACCTTTAGAATCTGTATGAGCATGATCGAGACGAATATCTTCTCTCTTTTCATTGTACGCATCAAAAAGAGGTTTGATTTTTTCTACAATCTTTTTGATTTTTGATTCTGCCTTACTGCCTTTCTCAGTAGGGATTACGTTTAACGCTCTTACTAACTCTAGCAATTCAGCGTTTGTCTTTGTTACTTTCTGTGCCATTTGATTTAAATTTTAATGATGAACAAATATAGTTAAACTTTAGAAATTCTTTTACCCATTCCAACTTTACTCTTCTCTAATTTTTTTGCAGCAAGTTTTGCCGGACTTATTTCACTCTTAGTCTTTGGTGTTTCTGATGATATTCTCTTGGTGGGGCGGCAATATTCATTACGACCACCAGCACCACAAGCTTTACCTGTCTTTGTATCTTGCCACTTCTCTTTTTCCCAACGCTTTAGACTAGTACCAGCAGAACTCTTCTTTACATTACCAGATGCCTTACGACACTTAGCAATAGCCTGAGATGCCCTAGCAGAAGGGAACACATCATACGATGCCTTTACCTTTTTGTAGCAAGCGTCTTTCATTTTCTTCTATTCATTCTAGTAGACAAACGAGAAAACTTTCTTTCAGCCCTACCTCCTGTCAAGTACTTACCTTTTTCTCCCTTAACAAAGTTACCTGACATAGTACCATCCTCATTCTTCTTTAATGAAGCACTTCGATACTTACCCTTATCACCCTTAACTATATTCTGAGTGACCATCTTGGTGTCTCCTGTATCTATATTGAATGTAGCAATAGAAGAAAATTTTCCATCTTTATTAGTACTTCTCCTATAAGTGTTTACGGAAATAGGCTTTTTCATTAGTACTTACCTCTCTTGCTCTTAGGTGACGATTTGGTAGATCCTCCTGGACCTGCCCATAAGTTTTTACATGCCCAGTATCTAGCAGACAATTTATCTGTAGCACTGTCGCATTTATGACGAGCCTTAAATGAAGACCGTGCCGCTGCTGAATAGTTATGACCATAACCCTCGGCACCAAAGTGAATTAGTTTTTCTTGTCCATTAGCACAAGCCTTAACCATTCTCTTCTTGCCAGGTCTGTCAGAGGCAACGACACGATTACATTTCATCTTTGACTTCTCAGCCATGATTATTTATTTTTTAGCTCTAAGTCTAGCATTATAAGCTCGAGCAGCAGGCTTAGCTTCTTTCTCAAGTTTTCTTACTTTGATACGTTTATCAAACTTATCAAGTGCAGAAAGACCTTCTCTTACAGGAGATTTTTCAACACCTGAATTAACAGGCGTTGCCTTCTCAACTGCTTTACGTGAAGCGTTAATCAACTTGTCTTTAGCCTTGTTTACTTTATCAACAGCCTTAGCTATTTTAGGAGCAGTCTTAGCTTGCATTTCTTTTTTCTTGAAATAAACATCAGGACCATCGGTACTTGCAATTCCATATTTGCCAACCAATTTTGATACTTTACCTTTTGCTTTATCTACTTTCTTCTCGGCTCTAGCGACTCTGCCGCCCGGACCAATTCCTTTACCTGTTGCCATGATTATTTCTTCTTGTTGTAACGATCTGTAATTTTTTGAGCTTTTTTTTCAAACTTTGTATAAGATTTATCAAATGCGGACATAGGATTAGATGACCTTATGGTCTTCTTTATCATTTTGTCAGATGCCTTATCAATCTTCTTAGCAGCTCTAGCTTCTCTTCTATCAGAAGATTTACCTGAGCCACCACCGCTCATTTTATTTTTTAGCATGACATTCCTTTTCTTCCCATCTTTTTAATAGGAGCTTTTTTAAATGTAGTTTTCTTACCTGCTTTTGGGGTTTTTGGTCCTTTTAGGACTCCGGCCTTGGGCATACCCATTGCCATTTTCTGATCTCCTTTCATTTTGTTTTTGGTTTGGTTGCTGTTTTAACTCTTTGAGTGCAAGGTTGCATATTGTTGTTGTTTAAATGTAATACCTTTGTTTACAAATGTAATAATAAAAATGAAATCAAATAAAAGAGACTACCTGAAATTCTGGAAAGTAATCCGTGAATACTTTAAAGTAAGGCACAATCTAAGTCAAGCAGATCTAGATATGCTGCTGTACCTATACTCAGAACGCTACTTTAACATCACTACATTTAGGCAATATGAAAAAATATTTGCCTGGGATAAAAGAAGATTCTACAGACTTAAGGATGAAGGATGGATTGAACTGTTTGCAAGTAGACAGAAAGGTAGACCTGCTATGAGATCTAAAGCACTATACTGCCTTTCCTATAAAGCAAAGCGAATGATTAACTCAATCTATAAAAAATTAGAGGGAGAAGAAATTCCTGAGACAATGTGTAATAATCCTATGTTCAAAAAGAACGTAAGTTTTTCAGACAAGGTCTATAAGAATATGATTATTACTATGAATCAGGAATTAAAAGAGAATAGACTCACAGGACAAGAACTACGTCACGTTCCTGAATAATTACGCAGTGCTCATCATTAATGATCATGACATAACTATTTGCCTTGTCGTAGTAAATCTCATCTCCAGCCTTAATATTTTGAACATCTGTTCCTGAATTAATTACTACTCCACGCTTGTACCTTAACTGATTGGTATCCTCTCCAGATAGAATTAATCCTGAAGAAGTCTTTACTTCCTCATCAATAGATTTGATTACAATGTTTTTGCCTATTGCTTTCATAAATAATTTTTTACAAAGATAGGAGTTCCTTCTCCAAAGTAAGCATCTAGTATTTCAAAATCATAAAATTTTACAGCCTCATCATAAGTCATCCCATCAATTACAAGGATATCAATTACCTTATCCATGTCATAAACTAATCTTCTTCCTACTTCATCAAATCCTATTATTGCATCATCAAATCCATAAGCAATATAGAACTTCTCCTCAGGATAGTCAATCATAATCTGTTCGACTATAGTCATGTAAACGCTAAGAATAGGATGGTAGAAACAACAACTCCAAATACAAACCCCAATAGAAGTCCATCTATAAAGTTTCGATAATCTCTTTCATTTAGTGCCATAAGATTATTTTTTTTATGTGAACAATATAATGATTTTGTTTTGGAAATAAAAAAAAATGGTAACTTTATGGACAACAAATAAGCTTCTGATGAATCTAAAAAAGGTTAACAGAAATGTTCACGTACTAGAACTTGATAAAGAAGAAACAAAGTTAGCACTACTATCAGATATACACTGGGACAATCCAAAATGTGATAGAGAAAAACTAAGGGATCATCTAGACTACTGTAAAAAACAAGATATCCCTATCTTTATCAACGGAGATTTCCTATGCCTCATGCAAGGGAAATATGATCCAAGAAGAAATAAGAAGGATATCCTTCCTGAACATAATAAGTCTAACTATATTGATGCAGTCATTGAAGATGCTGTAGATTGGTGGTCCCCATACGCTCATCTTCTAACAGTAATTGGATATGGTAACCATGAGACTGCAATCATTAAGAACTTAGAGACCGACCCTCTACAAAGGTTCGTTGATTTGCTAAACTATACCAACAAGACAAGCGTTTACACTGGTGGATATGGGGGATGGTTAGTAATTAAATATCATCTAGGTAATAATACCTACATGTCAAAAAATTTAAAGTACTTTCATGGATCAGGTGGTGGAGGAATAGTTACAAAAGGAGCTATTAACTTGACCAGAGCCTTAGAAATGTATGAGAACATGGACATCTTTGTCATGGGTCACATACATGAGAACTCTAGCCGTAACGATGTTCGTGATACTATTCATTTTAATCCTGGAAAGCATGTTCATGAAATAGTTCACAAGCAAATTCACCTAGCAATAACCGGAAGTTATAAAGAGGAATATGGTGATGGCTTTGGGGGATGGCATGTTGAACGTGGTGCTCCAATAAAACCTACAGGTGGAAGGATACTTAATCTATCTGGCAAGGAAACACACAGAAAAGATATAAGATCCTACGAGTTATTAGTAGATAGTTGCAAGTTCCCACTATGAAAGCAGTTCTAGAATTTGATTTGCCTGAAGATAATAAAGACTTCCAAGCAGCTATTAACGGAAGCAACTATAAAAGTGCTATTTGGGACTTTGACCAACTACTTCGTTCTGAAATGAAGTACAAAGAATTATCTGATGAGACCTATCAGGCTTATAAATGGTGTCGTGAGGAGTTAAGAAAAATATTAGCAGAAGATAATTTATTTATAGAGCAATGATAAAACAGTTACTTGACGATGAACGCAAACTAATTGCCATCATTTCATTCTTAATAGGTTCTATCCTTACAGTTATTATCTATCCTAAGCCTGAAGCAGAAGAGATTTATAAGTTTGAAACCGTGACAAAAACAGACACTTTGATATTAGAGGTAAAAGACACGGTATATATCCCAAAAAACAAAATAAAAACTCAGGTTCTTAGGGATACAATCCTAATTAATAACAAGCCTATTATTAAAGCCTTCAGCACGACAACTCCTTTCGAGTATGGCAACACCTATGTAAGTGGAGAAGTCCTCGGAGAGGTACTTAAAATGAGCGTTACAAACGATTTTAAAATACCTACAGTAACTAACACAGTTACCAACACAAAAACTGAGACGATTGTTAAAAAGCCTAAGGGATTTTACCTAGGTGTAGGAGTAAATTCACTACTCCAACCTAACGCGTCAGCCTCATACCTGGACAATAAGTACTTATTCCAGTACCAGTACCAGCCATTGCAGCGTATTCACCAGATTGGAGTAGCTAAAAAACTATTTTAAATTCTTTAACATCTCAATCATTTTAGGATGAGGGTAGATATCAATCTTATCTCTCCTAACTGAGTTGTGAGTAAAGACACCTGACTCTCCTCTAAGAGCTCTTGGTGTAATATCCCAGATATCTTCGAAGTAATCTAGTGGAATGTTATACCTTTTGTTCCATAGCAATAGCAATTGCCTTACAGATTCTATCTGAGCATCGGTATAACTATGAAAATAAGTAAACCCTTTGTATGGTTTGTCTAGTTTTATAATCCCATCAGTCATTTCTCTTCCAACATAGTTATAAAACTTCCCATTTGACTCTCTCAAATTGCCCCAGTTGCATATCTCAATGCCTATACTGGTCTTATCTAATTGTTGAAAAGGAATTTTACGACTGCTAAATGTAGTTTTTTGCAAACCTAAGTGGTATGCCCAGAACTTTGAGCTAAATCCTTGAACAATCTGACCATCTATACAGCCCTTACCAATGCCTGATATGGAAACACAGGTAGCAACTCTCTCAGTATTAGATGCCCACCAACCAAATGTACCCACACCATTAGGACTTCCTGCTGTATGGTGAAGATATATCTGCTTCTTAGGATGTTCTTCAGCTATGTATTGAGTAGCAGGGAACTGAACTTGAAGTATGTTCATATAGTATGTGAAATTTTAAGTTTCTATTCGGTAAATATCCGATTTATTTACTAATTTTTAGCAGCACTAGGTACCCAATCAGGTCGTTCACCACATCCTCATCGTCCTTCTCAAGGCTACCGTTCTTGATTCGCTTAAGCTTATCATCAATGCGGATCAGTAGTCCTTCTTTTGCGGACAACTGACTGAATACACCTAGTGGCTCTAGTGCTGAGTTACCGTACTTACGATTCTTCTCGATAAGCATTTTCTCTATGCTATCAAGAACTAATTGTACCTTGATTGAGAATGGTGCCTCCATGTTAGTATACTATTGGATGTACCTTAATAAACTCATACCACCATATCACAAGTAGTGCAAATATAATTGCCATACCCACCACAATAAACCATGACTCAAACCGTTTCATAGTTCTCTCTAAACGTCTTGAACCGATCCCCGCTAAGATACTGACTTGTGCGGAACTTAGACCGCCCTTTCTTTACTAGCAGTCCATCATCGAACAGCACATAGAATTCATTCTCATCGTACACCACAGCATTCTGTAGGTACTCAGGCCACACCTTACGGTTCTCGTCAACGACTTTTGTCGCCTGGCCGTGGCCAAATGGGTTTAGTATTGTCTCCATATTTTATTTGGTCTCGTATGATCTAGCCATCGTAATGATAGCGTTAGTGGATAGAATAGTTGTCGCTACACTCACAGCGTTCTGCAACGCACTGCGTGTCACCTTTAGTGGGTCAATCACACCCATCTTAATCAGGTCACCCATCTGCCCGGTCTTTAGGTTGTACCCATGACCAATCGCAGCCCCCTCCTTGTACACGTCACTTGGCTTTAGGCCAGCGTTTGCAAGGATCTGCTGGAATGGTGCCATCATCGCATTGGATAGTATCTTAATCGCCACACTGAGCTCAGGGCTATAGTGGAAGCTGCCAGTAGGAATGAGAGTAGCTGTCTCATCTAGCAATGCCTTGCCGGCACCTGGTAGGATGCCCTCCTCCAACGCACTACGCACAGCACACACCGCATCATCAACCCGGTCGTACAACTCTTTTTGCTCCAGGTCAGTCTGCCCACCTACATAGATCACACCGATGCCACCAGTAAGTGAAGCAATGCGCTCCAGAAGGTGGTCCTTGTCAGCCTTCTTCTTAGCAATCTTATGTGCCTGCCATAACTGTGCCACTCTATCCTCGACCTTCACAGTGTCGAGCTTGAGGTCAGACTTGAGGATGATGGTCTTGTCCTTACCCACCACCACTCTGGCTGCATGCCCCAGGTCATCAATAGTAATTTGGCTCAGATCATCCCCGGTCTTCTCACTGAAGTATGTTGCTCCAACACTAACAGCCAGGTCTTGCATCAGCTCATGCTGCTTGTACCCGAAGCTAGGTGGTTGCACCACGCACATCTTTAAGTTGTTCTTCATCACATTTGCCGCCAATGTGTTGACCACGTTCACATGGCACGGTGACACAATGAGGAGCTTCTTCCCATCAGTAATGATTGGCTTAAGCACGTTCTCAATTTGCAAGATGTTACTGATCTCAATGTCAGCCACCAGCACAAGCACGTCCTCAAACACGCACTCATCTCTGCTCTGATCGTTGATGAACAATGGGCTCGTGTACCCCCTGTCAATCTTTAGACCCTTAGTGGTCTCAGCATATGTCTCAGATGTCTGGCTACGCTCCACCGTTACAATGCCATTCTTGCCCACCTCCTTGTACACCTCAGCAATAATGCGACCGATCTGGCTGTCATTGTTCGCAGAGATAGTTGCCACGTCAAGCAGCATTGAGTTAGTCACCTTCTTGCCCTTTTTCTTTAACCCCTCAATCACTTTTGAACTCAGGTCAGAAATGTTACGCAGCACCTCAGTAGTATTGAGCTCAGTCTGGCCAGCACCAATGTGCTCCAACCATCCAAGCACCAACCCCTCAGTCAACACTATGGCAGTAGTCGTGCCATCACCAGCAGAGGTAGCTGTCCTATCAGCAGCCTCCTTCATCATCTTCACCGCAAGGTTCTCAACAGGATCAATCAAGTCAACCGCCTTAGCGACAGTCACCCCATCCTTCGTTACAGTAATGCCATGCGTGTGATTAGGACTCTCAATAAGCACAGTGTTGCCATATGGCCCCAACGTACTCTTGACCGCTCCAGCAATCTTCTTAATGCCAGAGATTAACTTTAGCCTGCCCTCCTGGGCGAACACTAAATCTTTAGGTGAGTATTCCATTCGAATTAAATTTTACCAAATCTAAAGAATTTTTATATAAAACAAAAAAAGCCATCCCGAAGAATGGCCTTTTAAATAGATTGGTAAGATTAACCAACTGTAATGCCTGATACGGCAAACGGTAGGTTCTCAACCTCAAATGCTACATAAGTCCATGATGTAGCCAATGCACTTACAAGAGCATCTTGAATAGCATCACGCATAGACTCGTTACCTGCTGGTGCTGCTGCATGAGTAA